AAGAGGATATTCATTGTCCGGATCACCGAAACCAATATTAGAATCGGGTTTTTCCTGTGGTATCCCAGGAGCCGTAGCAAAATATCTCGGTTGCATAATATTGCCGTTTTCAAAAAACACAAATACATGTGATCCTTGAACTGGCACTGCCCATACACCACAGCCGCTTATTGATCCTTCTATGATTGAACAGACCGGCTCTGCCCAAGGCAAATGTTCTGTAGGAATTCCTATAGATTCTTTTGTTTCTTTTTCATGAGTATGAAGACCAAAAACACGAACTCGTACCCTACCCCTTTTATCTGGATCAATATTATCTTCAACCACACCACGATAAATGAAGTTTAATTTTCCACCTGAAGGAAGTATATTTTTAAGTCCTATTTTCATGATTGTGTTCGGTGTGTATTTTCTATAGGCTTAAAAACTCTTTCCAATAAACACGGTCCTTCAAGCCATACTTCTTTATTTAAAAAATTAAAATTATTGGTAAGAGTTTTTAAATTAAAATTATTTTTATCTGGATTGAGAATAACAGTTGCCAGATAATCCCATAATGACATATTCCTTTTTCTTGCGCCATCAATGAAAGAAGCAGAAATATCCATTTTTTCTGTTTCAATAACAGCCTTTTTAAAGTCTCCTTCTAGTAGTTCTCTAAAATTATCATAGGCCATTCTTGTTATATTTTGTTCTGTTAAATAGTGTTTAATTTTCATTTTACCTTTTCCATAATACACGATGAATTAAACCACACTTCACGTACTTTATTCACTTTACTCACTTCAGATATAATTCTGAAATTGTTTTTATCGGGATTAAGCAAAACATTACCAAGATAGTCCCACAATGATATTCTTTCTTTATATACCTTTTCAAAAACTTTTATCCAAAAATCTATTATTGAAACATTAATCCCAAGTGATAGAATTTCATTGATAAAATTAGCGACACTATTTCCATAATGATGTAATAAAATGTCTAGATCAGCTTTAAATTTTTCTACTGTTGAATGATAAGAAGGCAATTTAAAAATCATAAATAGGTTATAAAAAACATCAGTAAACTTATATACTATTGAATGTCCCTTTAAAAAACTGTTAAATGAGTCCCAAATATCACTACTTGGACAAATGCCAATTTTAGTACCATTTTGAGGATAAATGCGGTATAGTGTACCGTATGATTCTGATCCTTGTTTTGCTGTGCTACATATTATGCTGCGTTTTGGATATTCACTCCAAGCTGGATGATAATTTATCATCCAAGTATAATAATTATATGTAAAAGCAGAAACCCGTTCTATTTTATCTGGTTCAATTATTTTGGCATATAAATAATCAACTTGTGCATCACCTCTATAAATAGCTTGCTTGGTCTTGATATAAATATTAAAAGCGTCACTGTATTGGGTTTCTGCTAATGTATTGAACTCTTTTTCCGATATCATTAAAGCTCTAGGGGTTTTATATTCTTTGTTATGCTCGTATAATAAATACTGTCCTATTTTCATTTCAATCCTTTAATAATAAACACGGTGAATCTGTCCAGATTTCATTATCATTATAAGAAGATAAATCCAAATTTTTAGACACTTTTAATACTTTAAAATCGTTTTTATCAGGTGAAATAAGTTCTTCGGCCAGATAATCCCATAATGACATCATCTTTTCTTTTGCTGCTTTAATATAGTTTAAAATTATATTATATGGAGATACGTCATTTTCTTGTGTTTCAATTTTAGAAAGGGCTTTTTTAAAACCTTCTAATGTTTTTGGTTGTTTTTTTATAAAAAAATCACATAAACGTTCATTAAATTGGTTTAAATCATATGGTATTGTATTCCCAAAAGAAATCCAAATATCGCTTTCTGGACATATGCCAATTTTAGCACCATTTTGAGGATAAACAACATATACATTATGACCATATTTAATAGCAGTATCGATATTAGATGTACATATCACTTCACGTCTAGGATAATTTTTCCAAACTGGATGATTGTTAATTATCCAGGTATAATAATTAAAAGTATTTTGTGATTCTCTTTCTTTATTTTTGGCAGGGTCAATATAAAGATAATTTTTCATTGACCATACTCCGCGATATATTCTATATTTGCTATTTTCATATACTGTAGCAATTTGATTAAAATCCGTTTTTAAAAGACTTTTCATTTCTTTTTCTGATATTACTACACTTCTTCCTGCTTCATATAATAAATATTGTCTTATTTTCATTCCGTACCTTCTTTATACAAATTTACTTAACACAAAATCAAAAGGATTGTTTCCTGATGTTTTGGTGTTATTTCCCAATTTTGAAGAATTATATGCATTTTTTATTAGAACTACTGTTTGAGTATATAATGGTGTAGATAGAGGTGAAAATTTATGAGTAACACTTTTAACCAAATAATAGCCACTATCTACTGAAGAGAATAAATCATTAACATTATGTGACGGCCAAGCAATTTCTACCATCATACCGGCATATCGTTTATCATGCCCTTCAACTAATACCTTTAAACTGTTTTGGAGAGAATATCTTCTAATAAAATTATTGTAAAACATATTCTTTAATATTGTTTTGTCTGTTTCACCTTCTAATGTATAAACATAATTGAAATTTTGTGGATCATTATCAATATAATTGCCGTCAAATAAGGATGTGCATCCTAATGATGTTATTTCTTGGACGGCTTTCGAATAAACAAAGGTTTCATCTTCTTCGAAACCGATAAATGATTTAGTAGCAGGATTAAAACCTAAATATGCTCCACCACCAACTTCTTTGGCGGCCAAGTGATTGACTCCTGATAGTTGCCATGCTAATATTTTATTTTGGTATGTCAAATCTTGTGTATCAAAAACATATGTTTCTGTGTCTGTTAGTGTCTGCTTAAATAAACCATCTAATGTTACATAATTGATCAATTTATCTGAATTACTGTAAAATAAATAACCGTATTTGCCTTTGGTTCCGGTAATCCTATTTGATATCCACCTAATTGTTTCTGCTGTTGACCAATTAGGAATACATAATGGTAATACATCTCTAGAGGTTTCGATATTTGTTAACGATACATCTATTTTTAACATATTTTCTATAATATTTTTAATGATATCGCTTGCTACAATACTATCATCCCATGAGCGGCTAAATCTTTTCATAACAAGATTATTGAAATATGTTTCAGTGAAATAAACATCTATAACAGACTTTTCTGTTTTTTCAATATCAACAACACCTTCTATTTTAGCAATTCTATATATAGTAAACTCTTTTTCTATCAATCCTTCATTACCATAAGCAATAACAATTTTTTCATCTCCGGTAAGAGGACCATATTCTTTTATACCATAACGATCTATAATAGAAATTTTTCCCATTGTTGCCATGGAATATATATCTTCAATAAAATAACAATCCAATACATCTTTATTATCTATACTGAGTGTAGATAAATAATCAAATTTTACAAAAATAGCAAATGATGTCTTTTCAATCATAGTGATGCAATTATAGAAATTTCTTTTAACAATTGATAAAGATATTCAGGTTTCAAAATTTTCAAATTATCACCCGGATTTAAATCTTCAAAAGGATTATTAAATCCATTTACTAATGCCACCACCCACCATAAACTTACAGTTTTGTAATATTTATAAGCAATCAAATCCAGCCAATCACTATCACTAACTTCATGTGTAGTATAATAAAGGACATTATTTTGAATATCTTCATTTATTACATAAGCCCTGAATATGTTTAAAAAATATTCATAGTTGGACTGATCAAACATAACCGGAAATAGATTTATTTCCGTTGAGTTTGAAATATAATGTCCTGTTAGTTCATTGAATGTTTTACTGCTTTTTACAATATGGCTCATGTCTTTTCCACTGTTACAGATGTTCCACTTTCACTAAATGTTGAATCAAATAATGGTGTCACATCAGAAAATGTTAATGTTAAAGAAATTGATATTGGACCCCCATCAATATACGGACCCTTATATTCAGGTTGAATGCTTGTAATAGCAGCATATTTTAAATTTAATAACGGTTGTGATGGTTGCTGGCCACTACTACCCAAATTTGAGGTTTTAAGTTCAAATAAATGTGGTGGTTCCAACAAAAAGTAGTTTACAGCATTATTCCAATCCATTGCACCAGGAGAAGACAATTTTAAAAGATCATTAACTAAATCTGCTAAATATTTTGTGTCTCCTTTATTTCTTGCTACTAAATCCAAAACTAAATTATATTCAAGATTGTTAGAATTTTTATATACCAAAGGTGAATCAATTCTATACGGTACAATCGGTTCAGTAGTTAATGCTTTTGTGCCTAATTTATTTACAACATCCCCCCATGTACCATATCCAGAGAATTGTTTTATTACATCAACAATGGAACCAAAGCCACTACCAATTGTTTTTGTAACACGATAATATTTTGCCACTAATTCTGCTAATCTTGAAGTGATGCTATCATATGCTTCCCATGTATGAGTTACTGCTAAATTGAAGTTATCCGGCATTAAAAGTTTAAATGTTGGACCGTCATTAGTGCAGTTTATTTTTACTCTTGGGTTAACAGAATAAGCACTTAGATTTATTTTTTTAGGTGTTACTTCCAACCATAAACCATTTTTTAATTCATTTGCTCGTGGAAAAATATATTGACTATTGTTATAAACCATTTTTAATTCCCCATTAAATCCAAAATTCCCACTGCCATTTGAGCAAGTGTATCTAAGTGTGCCGTCGGCCCAAAATCTGAACTAGGTTTTTGTGTTTGTGGAGGAGGTGCCGGTGGGATCACAACACCACCACCTATTCCAGATTTTTTCATGACATCTTGTAATCCATAGATTGAATCGGTAATATTTTTTAAATATGACTGGCTTACTGCTTGTCTATTTTGTTCTATTACCTGTGAATCCTTTAATATATCACCCAAAGAACCACTTTTAACCATTTCACTGTATTTAAGCATTTCACCAATTGGTGAAATAGGCTTTTCTACTGAAAGCTTTTGTCCCGCTAAACTTTTAGCAGCTTCTCTTTCTTCAGTATATCTTTTAGTATCACGACTAAAAGCATTTGCTCTAGCATTATAAATTGCATCTATTTGTTCTTGTGGTGTTGGATTTGCTCCTAATGTTCTGTTAGCAGCATCTAAAATATTCATAGCACCATGAGTTCGACCACTACGGCCCGGGCCGTGCTGAACTGCGGTTGACCAAATGGCATTCGCTACTCCCAAATCTTCTGTATTAAATCTTGTATTTGTAGCAGCATATGCATTGGCTATGCCATAATGTGTATCAGCAATAAACTGTTTTTGAGATGCATAAAAAGCATCAGTATCACGAGCAGCAATTTCTCTCCATTTATCCTGAAATTGAGAAGAATTTACAGGCCCAGCAGCTAAAAGTTCATTTTTCCATGGTTTTCCCTGCATATCTAAATATCTAGCAACACTTCCCTTTAAACTTGATAGTTGCCAAGGCCCGTAACTTATGCCTCCAGCATCCCCTACACCTGAAGATATTGTTTGTAATGCTTGTATTGGTGTTTTATTTCTTCCTACTTCCCAGGTTTGAGAAACCTCCCCCAATCTTTCTGGTAATCCTGGTGTTGGTGGCATTGTAATAGGGGCATGGCCCGGTGCAATTCTTTCCATGCCTGTACCTGGTTTTCCTGCGCCTCCTGTTGAAATATTATTCCATAATGACGACCAAATACCATCCTTTGACATAGCTATTATTTCAGATAAATTTTCAATGCTTTCACCGGGATGTTTTCTCAAAAAGTCTTCTTGTCCTTTAACTATCGCTGAACCTGGCCGGCCACTTTCATCAGCAAATAAAAATGCTCTTTTTAATAAATTTCCTAGTTTCAAATTTTCATTGACTGTTCCAGAACCAACTTCATCTTTCATGCTATCTATTGCTGCTTCAGCAGAACCCCAAAGATTTTTGTTTCTATTAGCTGTATGTATATCAAATGCTGCTAAAGTTCCCATTATACCAAGTAACCCTGCTAAAGTTTCAATTTTATCAAATTTTGGTAAAGTCGTAGCAGCAGCAATGGTTGGTGTAGAAATTGAAGCTGTAGTCGGACTTTTAATTCCTAATTTTTTTGTTGCAATATTCCTAGTCGATATAACAGATTTTTTTGTGTCTGTTTTAATACTTTGAGTTGCAGTTGCTGTTTTTTTTGTATTATCAGCAATATGCTTCAATATCTCTGTTATAACATCTTTGGTAGAACCCCATATACCATGTTTTATTATACCGGCAATATTCATTATTTCTGTTCCAAGTGCCGTTGAAAGTTCTAAACCAAATGGTGATAGTGCTGTGCCAATTCCACTATACGGTGTAAAATTATGCGACCCCGGTGATGGAACAGTTGTAGATATCGAACTTTTAGGTAGTTTTGTCCTATTATAACCTAAACCAACAGATGACGTTTTGATTTGGGGAACAGGGATAGGATTAACCCCGGACGGCTTCAGAGTTGATGTTGATACCGATGGTTTTTTGATAACTTTTGATAGTTTGTCTATACCTGTGCCTAAATCAACAGTAACACCTTTAACAGCACCAGCAATATTTTTCAATTCTGTAGGAATTGCTTGTGTTATTTGTGATAATATAGGTGAAAGGCCGTGTCTAAAATTATATCCCCAAGATTTAGCATTCATGTTATATTGTCTCCATAAAAAAAGTCTAAAGTTGATTATAAATCCCCTTTAGACTTTTGATCCAATTAGTTCTACTAAGCGGAGAAACTGTTTATTTTTTTAGCGTTTTTGCTGCCAGATTTACATATGCTTCAAATTCGAATAATGGTAGCATTGAACTTTCTACAATATTTATATTACTTAGATGTGACAAATAGAATTGCTCTTCAACAATATTTTCCATAGTATAACCATCTATTATCACATCTTTTAGGCGAAAAAATTTTCAACCGATATTGGAACAATTTCTTTGTGCTTACATTTTCCACATTTAACTTCATGTGTGAAATTTAATCCGAAATTGTATTCTATTTCAATATGTTTTACTAAAGCATCATAAAAGCTTTGTGGTCCTTTGTCAAACACATTGATTTTATCATCGTCGCTTATTTCGCAATATTCTTTACCATCTAAAATTATACTCGTTATACAAAAAATATTACTCAATATAGTTGCTTGTGCATCATCCCCTTCAGATCGCTCTTGTGCTTTTTTTTGTATCTTTCTGGTCATTGGTGTGGTTCTAACTGATATATGATCATCCAATACACAAACATCATTTTTAACATTTTTAGTAATAACTTCTAATTTATTAAGATCGACAACCGAAGCTATTTGTGAACTACACTTAGGACATATTGTTAAAATGTCATATTGGCTACCTTTGCTTTTATTTCTAAGTTCCACAAATAGCATAAATCTATCATGTAAAGATAAATTTTCAATATCAACCCCAGGTGCACAAGAAGCAATTAAATTATCTATGGCAACATCGGAATTTTCCGTACTTACCATAAGTTGTTTTAATTGAAAAACAGATATTGGTTTGAAAGTTACTTCTTGACCATCAGATAAATTTATTTTAAATTGGTATGTGTTTAGATATTTCTCTAAATCCATAATCCTCCTTATTCTGTTTCAAAATATGTATAAGTAAAGGTTATATCCATTGTAGCAAAATCACTATTAGCATAGTCTAATGTTGTTTCACCTATCTGAGATGGATATGCATATCTTAAATTATATTTCATAATATCGTTAAAATCCAGTCCCACTAAAGTAACACTTTGTGTTACCTGATATACTTCAGGAAAAGCATGTCTATTATCTGCCGGATTTAAGATTAAATTTGCCCATTGTGCATATTTCTTTCTGATATTGGCATTCAAATCAACAGTAAAGCTACACGACCAGGTATCAAATGTTCTTTTTCCAGCGGTCTTATAATCAAATCCTTGCCATGATGATATTAAATCATCAAAAGAAGATGACGGTAAGCTTGTTGAACGCACCAAATATGTTCCCTCTTCCCATGGTCCGCCAAGTGTGATTGGAAAAACCGGAGTCAGATAAAATAAATATGATCTTGCGCCCGTTCTAAATTTATTTCTAAATGTATCTATATTGAATTCTGGCATTGTTTCTCCTATTTTTTATTACCCAGTTCTTTAAATTGCTTTTTAGCATAAGTTAAGAACATTTCCTTTTTAAAGTTTGGATTGGTTACTGTAAAATCGTCTAATATAGCTTCAACCAAAGCCAAATATTTACTAGGAAGTATTTCTGCTTTTCGACAGCCATCAGCCAGTATTTCTAGAAACCAAACATAATGTTGTCGCTTCAACTGCGGAACAGCAGTTTCAGCTTCATCAATTTTATTCATAAAATTTTCTATTTTTCCTACTAACATTTTATCTCCTTATTTTATAAGAACGTCTAAAAAATTAGACGTTCTTATAATATTATGTTTCACTAAAACTTACACCCGCTTTTTCGGCTATAAATATAATTCTGATAAATTCAGAAGTATAAAGTGGTCGAACTCTAACATCACACCACAGTTCGTTTCTGGCAATTCTATCACTTGTGTTATTTGTAGTATCACAAATAATACTATAATTGTCTATCCCGTCATTAGCTTTAGCATAATCAAAGATAGGTTTGATCTGCGCAAGCAGAGAATTTCTGGTTAAAGTATTGTTCGGTCTAAACAGAAATGTTCTGGCAATTGATGCAACATCGCGTTCAAGTGAAATAAACAGTCGTCTAGTAGTACACCGATTAAAAGCACTATTTTTATCTAACATGGTTTTATTACCAATAATAATTTTTCCCTGACCAGCAAAAGATGCTATTGGATTTATACCATGTTTATAAATACCATCCCTTTGCGCTAATGTTGGATTCCACGCTAAACGTCTTACTCCTGCAATCGTACCATAATCAAATCCAGCAGCCGCAGTCCAATATTGTGCATTATTCTGTGCTTTGGCAAAACATGCTGCTACATATCCACTGGCTGGCACCCATCTATAACGATTGTTATACTTATCATATACATCCAGCCAGTTTCCATATAAGGAAACATAGCTACTGTTTATTTCCGCAGCAGTAGCTTTCCAAGCAATAATCCATTCTCTTATGTTAACTTCTTCTGATCCTGCTTGGTTAATTACATCTGTACTATCACAGTCAAGAATTACCATACAATCTTTTCTGGTATTCATTATATCTGCTAAATATGCTTTTACTGTCAAACTTTTGTTCGAATCTATAAAAAGATCAATTAATAGTTCTTCCGCATTGGCATATAAATCAGCAGCAAGCAATTGTACTGAATCTGGTACAGCCCCATCTGTTAATGCATCAGTAATATTAAGAGCGGTATTATTGTTTCTTCCACCTGTAAATCTTTGCCATGCTGAAGTAGCAAATAACACCAAAGGCAGATTATTATAAATGTTATTGAATGACACTCTAATATAATCTGAGTTGGTATTTATCACATTCTCAATATACATCAACTGGCCTAGATCATCTGTTTTGGTTGTATCTGTACTGACGTTCCAATATTCAACCGTGGTCCAATTGGTTTCTGTATCAGGGTCTTTATTTTGTTCACATTCCTGAACAATGACCAAAAATTCTTTAGTTGTTTCTAGTGGTGAGTCAACATTGTATATCCCCGAAAACGTCTCCCAATAAAGATGATCTGTCTTATTTCGGATAATATCATAATTCGTTTTATCACAAACAGCAACTCTAAGTAAATTGCCGCAATATCCACGATCTTTACAGATAATCTTCATTATATCTGTACCTGTCACAGAAACATGATCTGGATATTCATCTGGATCAACAACAGTAGCAAGAATTGGTGCCACTGAATAATCAAACCCAACAAATGTTGCACTTGTACCACTAGTGGCTGTAGTTCCCGCAAAGGTTGCAGATACTGGCATTGTTCTAGTACAGTATAATTGTGAAGATTCTTTTAAATATGCAATTGCCGACAATATGTCTTGATAACATCCCGTAGTGTCAGTTGGTTTTCCAAAATTATTAATTAAATCTTGTTCACTTGTAACAAGAACTTTGTCATTTTCTCGGCCTTTGTATGTATTTCTAAGTATTATAGCAGCAGCCGGGCCTTCTACAACATCAGCATATTGTGTTCTATCAATCTCTTCGACATATACCTGTGGTGATACTAATGTAGGCATTATTCTCCTTCCAAGAGAAAGTTCATTTCTCTGATTTTATTTTTCACAACACAAAAATTTTGTTTTTTACTTTTAAGATTTGTTATCTTGTAGTTTTTGTAGTTTAACAAATAGTTTGTTATAATATATTTATATTATTTACTAACTTTTAATTTTAATGCATCTACAGCATAAGGAAATATTTTTTCAATACATTCATCATCTAAATCACCACCATAATATTCTTTAAACATCACTTTAATAAATTTTTTTAATTCATTCTCGGTCGTCATTGACGCATTGGCCATCTTTAAAAAATGCCTCCCTCTATTATTAATTATAATTATAAAACGATAAATAGTTTTTAGATTTACGGGAAAGAGTGTTCTCTTTAGTATGTACGCAGAATAATTACTAGCTATTGTTATAATAGCATCACATTTATTTGAATCATAGTTTATTCCCTTTAAGATTTCGAACATGTTATAATCTTCAAAGGCATGTTCCCACGATTTTCTTGTTTTATTAGAAAGTTTATTCCAATTCTGTATCATTTTGGTTCCGATTAAACTAATTTCAGCAGCACTTCTAGTGATAAGTTCTTCAAAGGTAAACTCTCCTTTAACAATAATATCTTTCAAATCAGCATCTCTATAGACATCCGTGCTTAAAGTAAATATACCCGTTTTATCACTTTGAACAGAATTAAGCCATTTTTCTACTGTTTCCTTAAATCCTGCCGCGGCTGTACCATATACCGCGGCATCAATACCTAAATATATTGTGCCTGTGTCATCAATATATGGTTTCAATAACAGTCTTGCTATAGGTTTTTCTATATTTGGATCAGATTTTTTAATCAAATAAGCAACTAAAGTTCCTGTTTTAATTTCTCGCGGCACATAACCTTTATTACAACCTGTCTTTAGATTCATACATGAGGTCCAACCTCTATCAGTTGACATACCAGCAATATCATATGGATGTCTGGATATCACTATCATTAAATCTTTTGTGTTTCCTACTTGTCTTCTTGGATCAGATTGAAATTCTTTTAAAGCTATGTCACAAGTTTCTTTTGCTTTTCCATGTAGTTTAAGGCTGTTTATTACTTTACCGATTCTGATTGGTCTGTCATCATTTTCTTTGGAACACAATCCAGCCTTGTAATTAATTATTTTATAACCGTTTTTGTATAAAAGATTTTTCACTAATAACAGTGGTTCTATATCAGTTTCTTCAGTTTTTTCTAATTCTAGATAAAGCCTATATTTGCCTTTAAAGATATCATTGTATCTTTTTTTATTCCAATTTCTAGGCACATATTCTCTTATTTGCTGTAAAGTTAGTTTTTCTTGTATATAGCTTAGAAATTTCATTATACTATCTCTTCCTCTGATGCAAATACATCATATCTTGAGTATTCAAATGTAGCATTGCATTGTATATAAGTGTCACCTTCTTGAGAGGACAATCTCACTTCACCCAGACTTTTTATCCACACATTAAGGAACAATAATCTTATCACTTCTTCTCCAAAATTATTTTTTACTGACAAAAACATGTTGATGTTATGATCTTCTGGTAATGGTTGTTCTTCTGACGCATATTTTACCCAATTGTGTAAAGTTTTCCAGTTACCAAAGTCAGCATCAACAAAAAATGTCACCGACCAAGATTGGAAATCAATGCCAACAGAAGAATCCCGTCTTGCCACAACACCCATCCAATGTGTATCAATAGGTGTAATATCCATGCCTGGAATAACAGTTTCAATCAATTGTAATAAAACCTGTTCAGTTTCTTCTGTTGTTCCACCAGGAATATCAGGAATGCTTAATTCAAAATTAGTTGGAACGGCTTTATTAATGGACATTTTACTTAACCTTTAATTTTAATGCATCTACAATATAAGGAAATGCTTCTTTAAAATAATAATTTGTATCAATTTCATTATCATATCGTTTATTATATTCATTTTTAATATAATTAATTAGCTTCTCTTTATTATTCTGTTTAGCATTATAGGATTTTATAGTCATTGATAGAACTGTATTTGTTATTAAAACAAGAAAAACATAAACAACTGCTAAATTTTTTGGAAATGTATTAAATGTTTTTTTGTTCAACACATCCGATACATATCTAAGAAACACAGACAAAAGTGAATTACATTTACTTACATCATAATTAATTTTCTTTAACATTTTAAATAAATTATAATCACTAAAAGCATGTTCCCATGTTCTTTTTACGTTAGGGTCAACCTTATCCCAATTTTTTAACATATCATAGGTCGTCATTCTAATGTCAATTGCATTTAGTTCTAGAAGGATTTCAAAATCAACACCAAATGATCCTGTTATTATCTCAGTTTTTAAATTTGTGCTAGCATAAACATTATAATTTAAAGTGAACAATCCGTTTTTATCACTTTGAACAGAATTAAGCCATTTTTCTACTGTTTCCTTAAATCCTGATGGTGCTGTACCATATACCGCGGCATCAATACCTAAATATATTGTGCTTTTATCATTGATATATGGTTTCAATAACAGTCTTGCTATAGGTTTTTCTATATTTGGATCAGATTTTTTGATTAAATAAGCAACTAAAGTTCCTGCTTTAATTTCATTTGGTATATAATCTTTATTACAACCTGACTCTAAATCCACACATGAGGTCCAACCTCTATCTGTTGACATGCCAGCAATATCATATGGATGTCTGGATATCACTACCATAAGATCATCTTGTTTATAGAGCGTTCTCTGAGAATCAGATTGAAATGCTTTTAGTGCTATATTAATTGCTACATTATCTGGATTTCGTTGTTTTAGCTTTTGTATTATTTTACCGATTCTGATTGGTCTGTCATCATTTTTTTTAGCACATAAACCGGCTTTATAATTGATTATTTTATATCCAGCTAAAGACAAAAGAGTTGTTACTTCGGGTTTAGGTGTTATATCAGTTTCTTCAGTTTTTTCTAATTCTAGATAAAGCCTATATTTGCCTTTAAAGATATCATTGTATCTTTTTTTATTCCAATTTCTAGGCACATA